GTAAATCCAGGAACTTTTTGTGTTTCACAAGCTGCAACTTGTGCAACTCATAATTTAGTTTCTTATATGGTGGTTGCTGGTGGTGCTGGTGGCGGATATGGTGCATATCCATATTCTAGTACACACCTTGCAGGTGCTGGTGGTGCTGGCGGATATAGAGAATTAGTCTCTCCATCAACACCTTATACAGGTTCTCCTTTAAATGGTTATCCAACTCCAGGAAATAGAATTACAGTTTCAGCTTCACCTTATCCAATTACAGTAGGTGGTGGAGGACCCGTTGGCCCTGGTGCAAGTGCAAATGGTGGTATGGGTTCACCATCAGTTTTTGATACGATAGTAGCTGCTGGTGGTGGTAGTGGCGGAGGCGGAGATGCTCCTGGAGTAGCAGGTGGATCAGGTGGAGGTGGAGGAGCAGGCCCGATGACTTCACAACCCGGTGGCGCAGGAAATACACCTAGTACAACTCCGGCTCAAGGTTTTGCTGGTGGTTCAGGTCAGCATGTCCATGGAGGAGCAAGATCAGGTGGTGGTGGTGGAGCTACTGCGGCAGGTCAAAATGGAACAGGCGGAGCATATCCCGTTTCTTGTACATCTCAATTTGGATTAGGAGGAAATGGTGCAACAACAACTATTACAGGAAGTCCAGTAGCTTATGCTGGTGGAGGAGGTGGATCAAGTAATTGCGCTCCAGTCCCAATCGATAGTAGAAAAGGTGGAGATGGTGGTGGTGGAGCAGGTGCTTGTCACTCTACTAATGTTGCAACGGCAGGAACAGTTAATACTGGTGGTGGTGGTGGAGCTGGTTCGGCTAATGGTGCTACGTATTCACAAGGTGCAGCTGGTGGTAGTGGAATAGTAATAATAAGGTATAAATTTCAATAATTATGACAAGTAAAATTAAAGTAGATAATATAAATAAAGTTTCAGATGATTCAAACATCATCAATAAATGTTCAACTAATATTACCGTAGGAGCTAATGGTGATACCGTTATTATTCCTAATGGAGTAACAGAACAAGTTCAATCAGGTGGAGCAATTCAAGTTCAATCAGGTGGATCAATTACGATTGCAGCTGGTGGAACTATAACTAATAATGGAACAGCAGTAGGTTTAGGTAGAACAGGAACTGTAGATTGGGTTACAACTCCAAAAGTTACAGGCGATTCTCCAGTAACAGGAGAATCAGGAAAAGGATATTTTTTAAATACAACATCAGGCGCAATTACACTTAATTTACCAGCAGGTTCTGCTGGAGATATAATTTCTATGGCGGATTACGCAGCTACTTGGGATTCATTGGCTGTTACGGTTGTTCCAAATGGTACCGATAAAATTGGTTCTACAAATCAAAGTGCAACACTTTCTACTAAAGGTCAATCAGTAACTTTTGTATATGTAGATGGAGTTCAAGGGTGGATTAATACTATGGACTCAACATCTAATGTTAGAGGAGCCCCTCCTTTTGTTTCTGCTACTGTTAGTGGCGCGTGTAATACTTTAGTTACAGCACCAGATTGTGCTAATGCTAAAATTGCAACTTTTGTAAATCCAGGAACTTTTAATGTTATAAGTCTTTCACCGTGCGCAGCACAAAATGAAGTTTCTTATATGGTCGTAGGTGGCGGTGGAGCTGGTGGTACAGCATATTATGCAGGTGGAGCCGGAGCTGGTGGTTTTAGAGAAGCTAAAAGTCCACAAGCAACAGGTTATACAGCAAGTCCTTTATGTGGTTACTCAACTCCCGCAAATAGAATTACAGTTTCAGTTCAAGGATATCCAATTCAAGCAGGTGGTGGAGGAGCTGCATCACCTTGTGATGCTAATGCAGGTGGAACTGGAACTCCTTCAATTTTTGATACGATAGTAGCTGCTGGCGGTGGTGGCGGCGGATCAAGAGATAGTGCTGGTCCAGGAAGTCCATCAGGTCCAGTAGGAGGAAGAGCAGGCACACCCGGTGGTTCAGGCGGTGGTGGAACAAATTCTTCTCCTCAAAGAGGAGATTTAGATGGTACAGGAAATGACCCTTCAACAACTCCTTCTCAAGGAAATCCCGGCGGTACAGCTGGATACGGAGCTGCAGGTGGTGGAGCAGGCGCTGCTGGAGGAGATGCACCCGACGCTACTACAATAGGAATAGTAGGAGGAGCTGGAGTTACAACAGAAATTTCAGCATCACCAACGGCTTACGCTGGAGGTGGAGGTGGAGGAAGTTCTGGTACAAATCAAATTCCAGGTGGAACAGGTGGCGGTGGAACTGGAACAGGAAACTGTGGTCCAACTCCTGCAACAGCCGGAACAGCTGGTTTAGGTGGTGGAGGCGGAGGTGGTTCTTCAAGTCCAAGTGGTACATATAAATTAGGTGGTGGCGGTGGATCAGGTATAGTAATAATAAGGTATAAATTTCAATAGGAAAAATTATGAGTGAAGTTAAAGTAAATAAAATTAGTCCAAGAACAGCTTGTGGAACTACAACATTAGGAGATAGTGGAGATACATTTAATATCCCTGCAGGTGTAACGATTTCAAACAATGGTACAGCAACAGGTTTTGGTGGCACAGGAGTTGTATCTTGGGATACAACACCTAAAACAGTAGATTTTACAGCCGTTACCGGCACAGGATATTTTGTAGACACCGCAACAACAGGAGCAGTACAAGTAACTTTACCTGCTTCACCTACAGCAGGAGATGTAGTGGGTGTGTCCGACTATGCAAAAAATTTTAATACAGCTAATTGTACATTATTAAGAAATGGTTCTAACATTGGAGGAACAGCTTTTAACTCAACTATATCAACAGATGGAGTAGCAGTTACCTTAGTTTATGTAGATGCTACAAAAGGATGGATTGTAACAGACTCTGGAAATCAAAGTGATGCCCCTACAGTTTTATATGTAACGGCAACAGGTGGTTGTATTACTACTTGTGGAGATTATAGAATTCATACATTCAATAGCCCAGGAACTTTTTGTGTATCAGTCGCAGGAAATCCTGCTGGTTCAGATACAGTAGAATATCTAGTAGTTGGAGGTGGAGGTTCAGGACCTGCAAAAGGACTAGGGGATGCTGGAGGCGGAGGTGGAGCAGGCGGATTAAGATTTGCTTCTCCTAGTTTAGCTCCATTAACTTTTCCAGGTAAACCTTTAAACGCACCAAGTGCTTTGTCAATTTCAGTTCAAGGATATCCAATTACAGTAGGTGGTGGCGGTGCAGGACATCCAGCACCTCCAGCTACTTGCGCTCCAAATGGAAATGGAGCAAATGGTGTTGATTCAGTTTTTGCATCAATAACATCTACTGGTGGAGGTAGAGGTGGTTATAATAATCCAAGATGTGCTGGAACAGGTTTTCCGGGCGGTTCAGGTGGTGGTGGAATGTCAGGAACCGGTGGTTGCACTGTTGCTGGAGGAAATGGAAATGATCCACCAACAGCTCCCCCACAAGGTAATCCAGGAGGACCATATCAATACGCATCACCTAATAGACAAGGTGGTGGTGGAGGAGGTGCAATGTGTTCTGGAGCTACTGGAGCTTGTAGTTCTGCTAAAGCAGGAGGAGACGGAGCAGGATTACCAACAGGGTTTGGTGCTAATGGTGTTCCTTGTGGTTCTTTTAGATATTACGCTGGCGGTGGTGCAGGAGGATCAGGAGCTGTAACTCCAGCAAGTGGTGGCAAAGGTGGTGGTGGAGCTGGTGCAGAACCAGGTGGTAATGGAACAGATAATACAGGTGGTGGCGGTGGAGGTGGATCCGGTTATCCAGGTGCAGTAGCTGGAGGATCTGGCGGTTCTGGAATAGTAGTAATTAGATATAAATATCAAAATTAATATGTATTTACACAAATTTAAAATTAATATATAAGGAGAAACATATGGCACACTTTGCAAAAATAGGAATGAATGGAAAAGTTATCGGAGTATTAACTTGTGGTAACAACGATATGAAAAATGCTGATGGCGTTGAAGATGAAAAAGTAGGACAACAATATTTAGAGAGACATAATAATTGGCCTGCTCCAATGTGGATTCAAACTTCATATAATACATCAGCTAATAAACATTCATCTGGTGATGACTCAAAAGCCTTAAGAGGAAATTACGCAGGTATTGGTTATGAATGGGACGAAGATAATCAAATCTTTTGGCCTAAAAAACCTTTTGCATCTTGGGTAAAAAATACTACAACTGCTAGTTGGGATTCACCAATAGGTGATGCTCCAGCTTTAACAGCAGAACAAGCTTCACAAAATGAAAGTGGCACACATTCTTGGTATTATGTTTGGAATGAAGCTGGCCAATCTTGGGACTTGACAGACAGCAAAGCATAAATTAAAAAGGTATGTGGTATGCACAAGAAAGTATTATCTGAAATAGATTTACATTATGGCACTGTAGATATGCCTAAAGGTTTTGAGATAGACCGAGACAAACTTCAAAAAGATATTTTATCATCACAAATTAAAAATTCTAAATTTCCATTTTCAAGAAACTGGGATATGTTAAATACTTATATGCGAGAGCATATAAAACTAGAACACGATTTTACTTTAGTAAATAAAGAAACGTGGGGGAATGCTTATAAACCCAAAGAAATATCTATTCCTTTATTAAATATTGATCCAGTTGATTTAAGAAATTCTCCTGATTATACATTTCTTTATGGTGTCAATGTTAAAGATTGTAGTGTTTGCATACACTATGATCAAAACAGAAGAGCGGGAAGAAATTGGGATATACCATTAACAAATAATTCATTTGTTATGTTTCCATCTACGCAGATGTATTACATAACAAACAATCAAACAGATTCTTTAAACTTTATACAAACTATTACATATGAATTTATCTAATTATTTCTGGTATTTTAGTGGAGTTTTGACTCCTAAGTTTTGTGATGAAGTAATTAAATATGCTTTATCTAAAGAAGAAAGTATGGCTAGAACTGGAGGATTTGATAAAAAAAAATTATCAAATGAAGAGGTTAAAAATATACAAAGAAAAAGAAAATCAGATTTAGTCTGGTTAAATGATACTTGGATATATAAAGAAATACATCCTTATGTTCATATGGCAAATAAAAATGCTGAATGGAATTTTGAATGGAGTCGATCAGAGTCTTGTCAGTTTACAAAATATAAATTAAATCAATATTATGATTGGCATACAGATCCTTGGGATAAACCTTACAAAAGAAAAAATCCTAATGATGCAGAGAATGGACTGGTTAGAAAACTGTCTATGACTTGTCAATTAACAGATGGCTCAGAATATACTGGTGGTGAATTAGAATTTGATTTTAGAAACTATGATCCTAATATGAGAGATGAAAGTAAACATATAAGAAACGTACCTGAAATATTACCTAAAGGCTCTATCGTAGTATTTCCTTCACACTTGTGGCATAGAGTCAAACCAGTAACGAGAGGAACTAGATATTCACTTGTCGTATGGCATTTAGGATATCCATTTAAATAGTATGTATATAAATAATTATTTTGTAACACCTATATGGAATGAAATAAAATCCGACTTTGTTAAATCTTTAAACAAAGCGTCGGACTCATATATTAAAGAAGCTAAAAAAAATAAAGAAGCTAAACAATGGCTTAAAGCGCACGGAGATTTTGGAAGATCGTGGCATTCAACACAATTACTTAACGATACTCAATTTATGGATTTTAGAAATTATGTTGGTCAAAAGTGTTGGGAGTTTTTAGATCATTCAGGATTTGATATGAATAAGTATACCACTTTCTTTGAACAAATGTGGGTACAAGAATTTGCAAAAAAAGGTGGAGGAAATCATTCAGCGCACGTACATTGGAACACTCACGTTAATGGTTTTTATTTTTTAAAAGCTAGTGACAAGACTTCTTATCCTGTTTTTCACGAACCAAGAACCGGAGCTCGAGCAACTAAATTACATATGAAAGATCAAAAAGGTGTGTGGCCTGGAACAGAATTAATTAATTTTAAACCTGAACCTGGATTGCTAATTTTTTTTCCAGGGTACTTAGAACACGAATTTTCTGTAGATCATGGTAAAGAACCTTTTAGATTTATTCATTTTAATGTATCCGCTGTATTGAAAGAACACGCTAAAGATGTTTAAAGTAAAAAATAATTTTTTATCACCCGAGGACTATCTTCCTTTAAAAAATATATTAGAAAGTAGTGACTTTCCGTGGTTTTTTCAAAAAAGATCAGTCAAGGATGTGGATAATAAATTTGATTTTTATTTTTGCCATACCTTTTATATAAATGATACTATTCATTCAGAATATTTTAGTTTATTAAAACCTATTATAAAGAAATTAAAAAGTATTTCTTTAATAAGAATTAAAGCTAATTTGACTTTAATATCCCCTACCTCTATAAAATCAGCTCCTCACTATGATCAAGATTTTGATTGTAAGGTAGCTTTATATTATGTTAACACTAACAATGGATATACAGGTTTGGGTAAAGAAAAAGTTAAAGCTGTAGAAAACACAATAGTTTTATTTAATAGTGATGTGGAACATTATGCAACTACTTGTACCGACAAACAAAAACGTATAACTCTAAATTTTAATTATGTTTAAAAAAAATAAATATACAGTTATTAAACAAGCTATATCAAAAGACCTAGCAGCTTTTGTTGCAAATTATTTTATGATGCAAAAACAAGTTTATGATACTTGCAAGGCTTCTAGATATTTTTCACCCTTTGAAAATATACTTGGACAATATGAAGAACCAGATGGTCAAATACCAAACACATATTCTCACTATTCTAATATAGCTATGGAAACTTTAATGCTTAAATGTCAACCAGGTATGGAAAAAGCTACAGGCTTAAAACTATATCCAGCTTATACTTATGCAAGAATATATAAAAAAGGTCTCTTCT